TTACAAAGTTAGTAAATGACATTAAAAAATTAGAAGAACAAAGAACTGTAGGTCAGATTCTAAAAGTTACTTGGAAGGAAGTAAAAAATGAAGAAGAAGATACTTGGTACGATTGTTTTGCTTACGATTATAATTTCACAGTAAATTATGATTTAATAAGAAATGGTCTAGGTTGGACACAAAGCCTAGAGTTGATTGACCGTTGGGGAGACGCACACCACTTTGATAATGAAATGGGTAACTATTTTTACAAAGATATAAAAGTTGAATTGCTTGAAGTTCCAAATCACGAAGAATATGTAGAAGAATGTAAATTCTGTTTTATTCATACAGGTTGGTACGGAGTAATCGAGAGTCCTTGTATCGAACTATAAAAAATTAACAAAACCAATTAAGCCACCTACATTGGTGGCTTTTTTGTTATAGTAATACCTATGGCAAGTTTATCTAGCATAAGAGAAGGATTAAAAACTCGATTAGCAACAATCTCAGGATTAAGTGTATATTCTTTTGTACCTGATTCTATTGAGCCACCTACGGCAGTTGTTGGTGTGATGAGTTCTTTGGAATATGATTCAACAATGTCTCGTGGCTCTGATACATACAACATTCCACTTTATATGTATGTTTCAAGAGTAGAAGCAGAACTCTCGCAGGATTCTTTAGATTCTTATTTAGACGGAAGTGGAAGTACAAGTGTAAAATCAGCTATTGAAGGAGATACAACTTTAGGTGGAGTGGTAAGTTCTGCTAGAGTTGTTGAAGCGTCCAATTATGGTGTTTATACTGTAAATAGTATTGATTACTTAGGCGTAGAATTTAGCGTGGAGATAATTACATAATGTATGAAGTGATAAATGGAATAACTGTTAAAGATAAATACTTTGCTGAAGGCGAGTTTATTGACGGCAAAGGTATTCCACAAAAAAGTATTAAATGGTTAATTGAACAAGGACAACTTGTTAAAATTACTAAAGCCGAAAAAGAAAAAAAATTACAAGAAGCTAGTAAAGTAAGGGCAAGGAATGACAAAGGTCATTTTATTGCAGACGACCCTAACACAGAAGAAAACGAAGCTTGGGTAGAAAAGGAAGAAGAATAATGGACAAAGAGTTTAAGTCAATAGACTTTGCACTAGATACCGATATGGAAGGCAAAGTAGAAGCAGTTTTTTCTGTATTTAACAATGTAGATTCTGACGGAGATGTAGTTTTACCAAATTCTCTAAAATCATTTAAAGGTTTAGAAGGCGAAGTACCAATGGTATGGTCGCACAAATGGGAGAATCCTATTGGTAAAGGACGAATAGTTCAAGATGATGACAAGGCAACATTCAAAGGCGAATTTATTATGTCGTCTGAGAGTGGCAAAGAAGCCTATGAGATTGTCAAAGCTATGGGAGATTTACAACAATGGTCATTTGGTTTTCAAGTTGATGACGCAGAACAAGGAACTTTTCAAAAGGACGGACAATCAGAAGAAGTCAGGTATATAAAATCTGCTACTGTTTTTGAAGTCTCTCCTGTTCTTGTTGGTGCAAATCAATCAACTTATACTGTTGCAGTAAAAGAACAAAAAGAAAAAGATGTCGAATCAGGTCTTAGATTCACAGATGAAGCCAAGAGTGTGCTTAACACAATCGACAGTTTCATTGATAGAGCAAAAGAACTTACTTCTTTACGCTTAGAAAAAGGCAAAATGTTATCAAAGTCTGCTCAAGATTCACTTATGCAGATTCAAGACCGAATCCAAGAAGTCTATAACGATATAGACAACATTCTTGGACTTGGTGCAGAGAATGAAGAAGCAAAGCAACCTTCTGATGAATTAGACTCACTTTGGTTAAACACACAAGAAGTCTTGGCACAAAGTCAAGGCATTACTTATGAAGGAGAAAAGAATGAGTAAATTAAATGAACTCAATCAGGAACTCCACGCATTAAGAGAAACTCAATTTAGTGCAATTAAAGAAATGAAGGACACCTTTGAAGGTGGCTCAGAAATTTCAGTTGAGAAAAAACAAGCTATCGAAGATAGAAATGTTGAAATTGAGAAACTTAATGAAAAAGTTAATGAATTAAATGCTCTACAAATCGAAGAAGCAAGACTTGGAGAAGCAATAGAAAAAGGCAAAGAAGTTAAATCAATGCCTATTCACGAAGATAAACCAAAAGAAGTTAGAAAATCTCTTGGGGGACAATTTATGGATTCTAATGCTTACAAAAGTTTTATGGAAAACGGTCAGAAGAACATTAATTCTGAACTTAAGTGGAATCCACAAGTAGAATTAAAAACTACTTTAACAGAATCAGGTTATCCACCTGCAGTTACAAGGTCAGACTTAGTAGTACCAACTGCTACACTTGACCCATTACAAATACCTGACCTTATTGATACAATCACAACTGATACATATCAATACAAGTATTTGGAAGAAACAACATTCACTAACAACGCTACTGCAACTGCTGAAGGCTCAGCTTTAGGCGAAAACGCATTAGCTTTTACAGAAAGAACAGAGAACATTCGCAAGATTGGTGCTTTCTTACCTGTAACAGAAGAATTGTTAGCTGATGTTTCAGCAGTACAAGGATATCTTGACTCAAGATTACAAACAATGGTTAGACTAGCCGTCTCAGACCAAATGGTCGGTGGTAATGGCTCAGGTGCTAACTTAACAGGTATCTTGAACAAATCAGGTATCAACACATTCGCTTACGGTAGTTTCTCAGGAAACTTAAAGAGAATTGGTCAAGTGTATGAAGCAATCACAGAAATACAAAAAGATAGCTTCTTAACTCCTGACGCAATAATTATGCACCCAAGCGATTGGTATCAACTCGTTACTGAAGTAAATGCAGTTACAACAAGTGGTAGCTTAAACCCACTATTTGTTGGTGCAGGACAATTCGGTGGTGGAGTTGCACCTACCCTTTGGGGACTTCCTGTTGTATTATCAACAGAAGCAGGTGCAGGTACAGTTATTGTTGGTGTATTCGGTGGGGGACAAGCTATCCATATAGTCGCAAGACAAGGTATGGAAGTTGCTATGTCTGACTCCCACGACGAAAACTTCGTAAAAGACATTGTCGTTATGAAGGCAACCGTCAGATTGGGTATGCCTATTTATAGAGCTACTGCGTTCTGTACTATTACAGGATTCTAAGCTATTAGATTATGGTTTTGTTGTCGCACTCGTCTTATGACGGTGCGACTTCAACCAAAAAGGAAATTATGAAATTAAAAAAAGATATTTATATGAATGACGAAGGACTTTGTAAAGAATCTGCTGAAGGTATGCCTAAAGGTTGGCGTAAAGGAAAACTTCTTGCAAGAGCAGGTCAAGAAATGAATGACGCAGAATACAAAGCTCTTAAATTCGTAGAAGCAAAAGCAAAAGCACCTAAAGAAAACAAATCAAAGTAGGTCATTAAATGGCACAGTATGTTGATAAAACAGATTTTAAAGCATACATTGGTTTATCAGGGTCAGCTCAAGACGACAACATTGATACGGCTATTGATTCTGCTTGTAGATTAATTGACGCAATCACAGGTAGAAGATTTAACCAAGATAGTTCTGCCAATGCAAAAGTATTTACACCAAAGTCAAGTGTCTATCTTGATGTGCCTGATATAAGTACAACCACAGGTCTCATTGTTAAATTAGATGACAATGATGACGGTACTTATGAAACTACTTTAACAATCAACGCAGATTTTATAGTTGAGCCAAGCAATCCAAGAATAATTAAAATCACAGGTGGCACAACTTACTATGAGCCTTACAACAAGATTACAATTCTTAATACAAGAAGCTCAGAGAGATTCGACCCAACAATAAAAAACAATGTTCAGATAACTGCCAAGTGGGGTTACTCAATAGTCCCTGAAGATATTAAAACTGCAACATTAATTCAAGCCCTTAGATATTTCAAAAGAAAAGATACTCCATTTAATACTTATGGAGATGTCAATACAGGAGTCAGCGAGTTATTCTCGAAGTTAGACCCTGATGTTAAAACAATACTTAAAGCACACAAAAATCTCACTTTAAGTGGCACAATTCTATAATTTTTTTAAATTTTTTTTAAAACCCTATAAACATTGACTATTTTATTTAAGAAATCTTAAAGAAATACTTGTATATGTATTACAAAGTAGTAATCTTAGATTATGAAATTAACAAAGAATGAAAAAAGAAGGGAGTTGATTTCAATGAAAAAAATAACAATAGAAATAGCAGTATCAGATGACTTTAAAGTTAATAATTCTGAAATAATGGAACTATTTGGTAAAAAATATGATTCTAATTTTTGGGGTATAGATTCTTTAAAAGAAGTTAAAATAGGATTTGACGCTTTTGCTAACTATATCACTATCGGTCAAGAAAAAGAATATATTGCTGAAGAAAAAGGTGTATTTTAAAACTGAATAAATTTAACCCACCTGCTTCGGTAGGTGGGTTTTTTTTTGTTAGTATGTCTTTATGGCAACTAATAGAAACTTCCAATTTGAAGGAATGACTCAGATAAAAAGAAAACTTACCAATGCAGGTTTTACTTTAATTCCTTTGCGTCATCTTATGAACGAACACGCAGAAGTGATTACAAAGAATGCTAAAAAGGTAGCACCAAACGACACAGGTACATTAGCAAACTCTATTGACTTCAAACAAGTTGCTATGGTGGGTAGATTACCTAAGAAGATTCAGATTGAAGCTACTGCACCACACTCAGAATTTATACACGGTAGATTTAAAAGATTACCAAGTGGATATAAACCACCACCACCTAAGAGAAGAAAAAATTGGGGTAATGCTAATTGGAGAACTAAACCACACTTCCCACCAATACAACCGATAGAAGATTGGGCAACAAGTAAAGGCTTGAACACTTGGGGTGTGGTACAATCAATCAATGAGAGAGGGACTCCCTTAGTTCCATTTTTGCTTTTAGCAGAAAAGAACACAAGAAAAGCAAGAAAAAAACTTACTAAAAAAGCTCAAAAGCAAATAGCATTGAGTTGGAAAATGAAAAGATAAGTGTATTATAAGGAGTGATATGCCAAAAAAATATGGATATGGTGGCTCAAGGTCATCAAGAAGAAGAAGAAATAGTAGAGGTAAAAAATAATGGAATGTTGTGGTAACGGGTGTTGCACAGGTGGTAAGTAATGGCATTTATTCACGGTAAAGACACCAAAGTAATTATAAATTCAACTGACTTAAGTGCTTATCTTAATAGTGCAGAGCCTTCAAGAACTGCTGATGTAGGAGAGACTACAACATTTGGTAGCTCAAATAAAACTTATATCGCAGGAGAAAAAGACGCAACAGTATCTTTTAGTGGATTCTTTGACGCAACGGCAGATAATATTATTCAAGGTTTAGTAGGAACTAATGACAAAGTTGCAGTTATTGGTTTTGACGGTATAGACGCAACAGATGATTGTATGTTTGGAAAAGGTGTAACAACTAACTATGGGATTTCAAGTCCTGTAGGAGATTCAGTTGCAGTTACTTTTGACTTACAAGCAAGTGGATTTTTTAGTGGTAGTGTTCTTGAAAACGCAACAGTAACGGCTTCAGGTAACGGAACTGCTAGAGATAATGGAAGCTCTACTGCCAATGGTGGTGGTGCTTTTATAGTCGCAACATCAGTATCAGGAACAAGTACGCCTACATTAACTGCTAAGATTACACACTCAGCAGATAATGTAAGTTATGCAGACTTACTTACTTTTACTGCTTTGACTTCAGCAGGTGCAGAAGTTAAAGAAATTGCAAGTGGTACAACAATAAACAGATACTTAAAAGTTGTTTATACAGTATCAGGAACAAACCCAAGTTTCAATGTTATAGTTGGACTTGGAAGAAATAATTAAAGGAGAATTATATGGCATTTACACACGGTAAAGATTCAGTTTTTAAACTTGATAACGCTTCAGGCTCATTAACTGACATTTCAACTTATGTAAATAATGTGGATTTCCCTGAATCAGCAGATGTATCTGAAACTACAACACTAGGTGCAGATAATAAAACTTATATAGCAGGTCTAAAGGACGCTACCATTTCATTGGCAGGTCTTTGGGACGCTACTGCTGACGCTATATTCGGTGCAGTTGTTGGACAATCAGCAACTTTATCTTATGAATATAGCCCTGAAGGAACTGCAAGTGGCAAGATTAAATATACAGGAGAAGCAATATTAACTTCTTATGCTATTTCTAGTCCTGTCGGAGACGCAGTTGGCTACTCAGCAGACCTTCAAGTTTCAGGTGCAGTTACTCGTGGAACACACTAAGTAAGATAGGAGAGTCAGGCGTATGACTAAAATTTTAAACTTAGATGACATCAAGTCATTACCTGATGTGCCGACTAAAACTATTGATATTCCACAATGGAATGTCTCTATAAAAGTCAAAGGCATATCTAAAAAAATGCAGATAGAACTTGGTAGATTAATTAATGGAGAAACAACAGACGCTTTTGATTATCAAAAAGCATTGTTAAAAGCAAGTGTTGTTGAGCCTGAACTATCAGATGATTCAATAGATGAGTTGTATGAAAAAGACGCAACTGTTATTGATTTAATATTTGCAGAACTTAATACACTTAACGGAGTAGGAAGCGAGATTGAATCAGCGTTAGCTGAAGATTTCAAAAGCGAATCCTGATTTAGTTTTTCAATTCAGATTAGCTCGTGAATTAAGAATGACAGTTGGCGAACTGCGAACTAAAATGTCATCATTAGAGTATTCACAGTGGGCTACATTTTATTATGTAGAACAACAAGAGAAGGATAAACAACGAGCTATGGCAGAAGCAGAAGCTAAGAAGAAGAAGATGAGATAATGGGTAGTTCCAATATTCTCATCAAACTTGTATTAGAAGGTTTTAATAAAGCTAAAGCCCAAATGAATACTTTGGGTAAGAAAACTGACGAGTCAGGTGGCAAGTTAAGTAAGTTTGGTGCAGTTGCCAAGATTGGTGCAGTTGCCGTTGGTACAGTTCTTGTAAAAGCATTAGCAAATGCAACAAGACAATTCATAGACTTTGAAGATAAACTTAACCAATCTCTTGCAATTATGCAGACAACTGAAGAACAACAGTTGGCTATGGCAAGAGCTTCTCGTCAAGTTGCAATAGATTCTCGTGTCTCTGCAAGTGAATCAGCAGAAGCATTTTTCTTCCTAGCGTCAGCAGGTTTAGACGCTGAACAATCTATATCTGCACTTCCACAAGTTACCAAGTTTGCTCAAGCAGGTATGTTCGATATGGCACTTGCTACTGACTTGGCTACTGACTCACAATCTGCATTAGGTCTTACAGTTAAAGACGCAGAACAAAACTTAACAAATCTTACAAGAGTTACTGATGTCTTGGTTAAAGCTAACACATTAGCAAACGCTTCTGTGCAACAGTTTGCAGAAGCACTTACAACAAAGTCAGGCTCGGCTTTAAAAGTAGCAAATAAACAAATAGAAGAAGGTGTTGCAGTTCTCTCAGCATTTGCAGATAGAGGTGTTAAAGGTGCTGAAGCAGGAGAGAAACTTAACCAATTAATTAGAGATACAACTAGAGCCGTAGGAAAAAATGCAAATGTATTCAAGGAATACAATATAGATATTCTCGATAGTAATGGTAACTTAAAAAACTTAGCTGATGTTATTGAAGAACTTGATAAAGGTATGGCAGGTATGTCAGACCAACAAAAAGCAGTTTTATTAGACCAATTAGGACTCAATCGTGGTGTTGCAGACGCAGTAAAAATCTTATCAGGTGCAGGAGACCAAATACGAGAATATGAACAAGCCTTAAAAGGTGCAGGTGGTACTACAGAAGATGTTGCAGACAAACAGGTTTTATCTTTACAAGGACAAATAGATATTCTTGGCTCAAAGTTTTCAGAGATTGGTTTATTAATAGTTGATAAATTAGCACCTGCTCTCGAATCTACTATTGGATTCTTTGATAAATTAGCAACAGCTATAATTAATGTGTTAGACCCTTCTTCAGAATTTAATAAAACTATTGAAGAAGGTACAAAACTTGCAAAAGAACAAGGTTGGTTGATTGACGCAAATACACAAACTTGGGATAGATATAGTTATGCTCAACACAACGCAGAACAAGAACAACAAAGAGTAATTAAAACACATCAAGAATTTGCTGACGCTATGCGAATGCAAGACCTTATACAAAAAGATTTAATTAATAATAGCCACGAATTAGATAGAGAAACAGGAAATCTTAATGACACTAAAAAAGAATCTATTGAACTTACAGAAGAAGAAATAGAAGCTGAAAAGAAACTTGCAAAGGATAGAGCAACGGCAGGACTTGACGCTCTTAAGAATCTTAATGACGCATATCAAAACTTAAGAGATATGGAACAAGACAGACTAGACCTTATAGATAAAGAAGCACAAGCATTAACAAAACTTAATGACGAGAATGAAAAACTTAAACAAGCAAATGAAAAAGTAACAAAAGCAAAAGAAGATTTTGAAAAGATTTCAGGTCTTGGTGCAAAAGTAACTAATGAAGAAGCCTTAGCTATTGCAAAACAAAGAGAAGAAATTGCTAAATTAGAAGCAGAAGAAGATAAATCAGAAATACAAAAACTTCAACTTGCAGTAGCAAGAGAGAGATTAAATAAGATAATTGAACAATCAACTGCAATATCTCGTGAAGAAGAACAAGCACTTAGAAGCATAGAACAAGCTGAAGCTGATGTAGTAACTCAAACTGATAAAGTTGCACAAGCACAGAAAAAATATCAAGACGCACAAGAAGAATTAGCTGAAGCTACTGCAAACTCAACAGAAAACATTTTAGAACAGGCTATTGCAAAGCAACAACTTGATGAAGCATTATCAGATTTAAGTGGTGCAACAACATTTAAAGACGGTATAGCAGAGATAGTTAGACTTATTGGTGGAGA